AGTGACATTAGTAACACGAATTGGCAAAAAGACGAAAATGTTCATTTGCGGAGACCCCCTCCAGTCGGACATTAATGGCAAAACGGGCTTCCGGACAATGTGGAAAGCCTTTAACGATAAGGAGAGCGCAGAAGAAGGCATTCATTGTTTTGAGTTCACAAAAGATGACATTATGAGAAGCGAAATTTTAAAATTTATAGTAAATAAAATTGAAAACATCCCCAAAATTAAAAATATATAAAAATGGCTAGTATATTTTGTCCCGAATGTGGAGCTAAAGCAGCTTATACCTTAAACAAACCAAAGTTTTGTCAAACTTGTGGGGAAAAATTTGAGGTAGGATCTATTGTAGCTTCTGAGGTTCATGAAGAAGAAGGGCTTGAGGGCATTCCCGCGATTAATGAATTAGATTATTCTATTGAAATGGAGCGAGGAAAGACGACTCTTGGTAGTTTGTTTGAGAGTCCTATGGCACCAAGCAGTGTAGGAAAAACCCCTGCTTCAATCAAAGGCCACAAGACCCAAACAAAAAAAGAACTCCTTTCTCAGTCTCTTGCAGAATGCGCATCAAGACAGCAGCCAGCAATAACCGAGGATGGACCACCGGAGTGAAAAGTACGAAGATAAGGCCGATGTAATAGATAATGAGATACGTAAAAGATACTACAAATGGCATTTGCACGCCATTGCATGGTTTGACTTTGACGACGTAGCTCAGATTATTCGCGCTCATATTTTTAAAAAATGGAGCCAATGGGATCAGGCGCGACCGCTTGAGCCATGGGTAAATAAAATTATTTCAAATCAATTAAAAAATATTTTACGAAACAATTATTCTAACTTTGCGCGGCCATGTCTAAATTGCGAGCATAACCAATCAAAAGAGCAACGCGGAGATCAAATTTCAGCCCTATGCGCTTTGACCCCCAGCGGTCTCCAGTCTAACGAATGCGACCCCTTCGCAAAATGGGAAAAAACAAAAAAAAATGCATATGACATAAAGATGCCATTGTCGTTGGAGTTTCACGAGTATACTCAAAATACGGATCCTGAAGATCATTTTGATATCAGTAGGGCTACCTTTAGCCTTCATCACAAAATGAAAAAAACGCTTACATCTCGTCATTACTTTGTATACAAAATGTTATTTATAGATGGCATCAGTGAAGAAGAGATAGCTCGCGTTCTGGGTTACAAGAGTAATGAAAAAGGGAGAAAAGCTGGATATAAGCAAATTAAAAATTTAAAAAATCAATATAAAAATATAGCCAAAAAAATAATTAAAAAAGAGGATATTTTTTATGAGTAATTTCATTCTTTCAAAACAAGAAAAAGAGAGGGGCATCGAACTATTCAAAGAGTTGGATGGGGATTTGAATGAAGCCGCAAAAAGATTGTTTGATGATCCTAATGAAAAAGGGAGCACAATCCGCGGGAGAGCATTAAGAAAGTTTTGGGTGGAAAAAGGATTTGAGTATCGAACAAAAGTCAAGAAAAAAAGCAGTAAATATTTTCTGCAAGACAGTGAAAAGGATTTTGTGCATCGCCACTATTGCGCAGAGATGACTAAACGGGAAATCGCCCAACTTCTGTGGAAGGACGAGACGAACCATAGGGGCTTTTACGAAAGCGCAAAATTCATTGCCCTGTCTGATTTTATTAATAAAGAATTTCCCAATGTAACTAATCTGCGAGACGAAATAACAGGAGACCGCTATGCGCCCCCCAAAATTATGACTACTGTTATAAAAAAAGTTAACAAAGTAGTTTTTAAGGAATTTGAGATTGGTAAGATAAGCGTCTCAGATAAGAAGTGTCTTGAAAAAGTATTGACATATCTATCCGCCCCTAGATTCATACAGGTGATCAACGCTTATCCTACAAAGCAAAATCGAGAACTTTTAGAGTCAGAGTTTATCCGGTCTACGTGGGACAAGCCTGATTTGACTTCAGATGAATTAAATTTATATATTAATGTATGCATGGATTACATTAATCTTAAAGAAATCGAACAACAAAAACAAAAGCTCAACTTGATGTTTGATGACACTGAAGGACAAAACGATTTAACTATGCGTTTGACTGAGATGTTAAAAACTAAGTCTGAAGAATACAATCAATGTACAAATCGTATTGATAAAATGATTGCTAAGTTAAACGGTGAACGCGCTAAGAGGGTAGCCAATCAGCACCAACGCAACGCTTCAGTATTGGCGTTAGTGCATCTTTTTCAAGAAGAGGAGGAGCGACGCCTAATGATCAAAATGGCAGATATGCAAAAACAATCTGTCGAAGAAGAGGCAGATAAGATAGAGAAAATGAACGAGTGGAAAGCCCGAGTTTTAGGCATTAGCAGACAGGAGATCATCTGATGGAAAGAGTCTGCAAAAAAATATTTCGTTGCGCAGAGTGCAAGAAGGAGTTTGAAGGGAGGGGGTCATTGCACAAACACCTAAAACAGCACGGCTTATCTTTGGCAGAATATTATACCCTCCATTATCCCCGCGTAAACAAGCTTACGGGAGAACCGTTGCCGTTTAAGAAATTTGAAGAGTATTTTGAGAGGGATTTTTCCACAAAGCAACAGCTTAAAAAATGGTGCATTAAAGCCCCTGCGCCAGAAGTAGGAAAATATATTTTAGAGTTGATCGAGAAAAGGCAACTCAAAAAAGATAGACACTATGCTCCCTTCCACTTGGAGGCCAAAAGTTGTTTTTTGCCAGACATAGATACTTACAGAAAAATATTTGGCAGTTATAATGAGGCCGTAAAGCAGGTTGGCTTACGCCCTTTGTATGGAGAGAACCTGCCTAGGAAATTTTTTACTTTTAAACTGCCGGAGAACCTGAGAATTGCTATTGATACTAGAGAACAGTCTCCGCTTAGTTTTTCTTTTAAGACTGATGCCCATAAGCTAGACGTCGGAGACTATACTCTTTTTGGTGATCATTATTCTTATACTTATGTAGACCGTAAGTCAGGCTCTGATCTACATGCCACCTTAAGTAACCAGAACTATGAACGTTTTCGAAGAGAGTTGCAACGGGTTAAAGAATTGGATTCTTATTTGTTTATAGTTATTGAGTCGACTCCTCAAAAAATGATTAAGGCAAGCAGGGCATTTAAGCGAGCGGCAAATATTGATTTTATTTTGAAAAGGGTTAGAGATTTAAGTTATGAGTTTCACGGACATTGTCAGTTTTTATTTAGTGGCAGTCGAAAAATGTCAGAGGAAATTATTCCTCGATTGCTTTACAAAGGCAAAGAAGTGTGGAGCACGGACATGCAATATTTTTTAGACCATGAGTTGGATAGAAGGAACGCAGAATAGACCCCCTCAGATATGCCGCTCTAACAAAGAGCTCAAAGATATCAAAGGATTTCTAGAGGAAAGAGAAGCGAAGATTGCCCTCTATGAGTTCTTAAGAAATAATATTACCTTTACGGCAGAGTTGATGATGGGAATTAAGCTTTTTCCCTTTCAGCACATGGCCGTTAAAAGTATGTTTGAGACGGATTATTTTTTAGGGGTGTGGTCTCGAGGAATGTCCAAGTCTTTTACGACCGGTATTTTTGCCGCCTTAGACGCCATCTTAAACCAAGGGGTAGAAATTGGCATACTTTCCAAGTCTTTCAGACAGGCAAAAATGATCTTTAAGAAGATCGAAGATATCTCCATGCATCCAGACGCGGGATTGTTCCAACAATGCATTACTAAGGTCTCGAAGAGTAACGATGAGTGGCTAATGGAAATTGGCACAAGCCGTATCCGCGCATTACCGTTGGGAGACGGAGAGAAGTTACGTGGGTTTAGGTTTCATCGCATTATCATTGATGAGTTTTTGTTGATGCCTGAAAGGATTTACAACGAAGTTATTGTTCCTTTTTTATCCGTGGTAACAAACCCTACACAGCGTGATGACTTGCATAAGCTGGAAACCAAATTGATCGAAGAAGGGCAAATGGAAGAGAGGGAAAGGCATATTTGGCCTAACAATAAACTGATAGCCCTCTCCTCAGCCTCCTACAAGTTCGAATATCTTTATAAACTGTACCAACAGTTTGAGCTTAGCATTACGCGAGAAGAACAAAAAGATAAGGCTTCTAGGTGCATTATGCACTTTTCTTATGATTGTGCCCCTGAGCAGCTTTATGATCAAAATCTTATCAACCAAGCAAAAAGCACCATGAGCACTTCTCAGTTTGAGCGAGAATTTGGGGCGGTCTTCACAGATGATAGCGCGGGGTATTTCAAAACAAGCAAAATGGCTTTGTGTACGGTTCCGGATGGCCAGTCTCCATCTGTCGAGATTCAGGGCGATGCCGATGCAGATTATGTTTTGGCTTTTGATCCGTCATGGTCTCAAACGGAAAGCTCTGACGATTTTGCAATTCAGATTTTGAAGTTAAACGAACAAGAGCAAAAAGCAACGCTTGTACATAGTTATGCCCTAGCGGGAACATCTTTAAAGCATCATATTAGATATTTTCTTTATTGTTTAGAAAATTTTAATGTCATTGCCGTATGTGGAGATTATAATGGAGGGGTGCAATTTTTGCAAGCATGTAATGAAAGCGAGATGTTTAAGCAGAAAAAAATAAAATTAAAACAAATCGAAGTACCCTTTGATAAGCCAGAGGAATACCAAGCTAACTTACGTTCTTTTAAAAACGAATATAACAAGGGCGACCACAAACATGTGATATTGCGGAAACCTACCAGCAGTTGGATACGTCAGGCCAATGAGTTGCTTCAGGCCAATTTTGACCATCGTCGTATTATGTTTGCTAGTCAGGCTATCGATGATCAATACGTGGCCCAGAAAAACAAAAGTATCCCCATTGAAGAAATTATGTTTTTGCGTACGAAAGAAGTGGAAAGACAAAGCGCAGGAGCAAAACAAATCGATTTTATTGAACATCAAGCGGATATGATGGGCTTAACAAAAAACGAATGTGCTTTAATACAAATCACTACGACGGCCCAAGGCACTCAAACCTTTGACCTGCCGTCTAATCTTCGACGACAAACCGGACCGGACAAAGCAAGAAAAGACTCTTATTCCGCTTTAGTGCTTGCCAATTGGATGACAAAAATATATTTTGACTCGAAAAAACAACCCAAATCCAATATAATAGAAACATTCGAACCGATGTTCGTAAACTAACTTTATGACTTTTCAAAGTCACTTTTAATCAAATCAGTGTAAAATCTACCATGGCAAGAAGAAAATATACAAAGCGTTCAGATTATTGGAAAAAATTTGAGAAAAATTTTCAGTATCCTAACAATCCTTATGAAAGTTTAGCGGGACAATCAGATACCTTCGAGCCAAAACTTGTAGGAGATTCTTTCTATGACTATACCTCCGAGGCTTATAGTCGAGGCGGGGGGACAGGGGGAACCACAGACAGTAGGCGCAACAGCATAGCGATTCAACCCAAGTTATATGCTTATAATAATATACGCGCAGGATTGCTCCCTTTTCAATACGCTTTAGATGGCGTTAATGTTCGCGAGGCTATTGAATTATGTCAGAAAGCCTACTGTAACGTAGCAATTTTTCGTAATTCTATTGATATGATGGCAGACTTTGCCAATTCTAGTCTTTATTTAGAAGGAGGTACAGAAAAGTCCCGACGTTTTATTAATTCATGGTTTAAGAAAATTGGTATTTGGGGATTAAAGGATCAATTTTTTAGAGAGTATTACCGTAGTGGAAATATTTTTCTTTTTACTGTAGACGGAAAGTTTAAGGCCGACGAATTTGCTAAAATTAGAAATCTTGGCTTAGTGGCCGAGACAAATAAAATTCCTATCAAGTATATTTTACTCAACCCTTTTGATGTTGTTGCTCAACGCACCACTTCTTTTGATGTTCGATTTTTTTCAAAGCTCTTGAGTGAATATGAGATTGAAAGGCTGAAGGACCCTAAAAATGAAGCTGACAGAGAGTTGTTTGACGCTCTTCCTGAGAACGTTAAAAAACGCATTCGTAGTAATTCGTGGACACCCAGCGGTATGACTGTTCAGCTGGATCCCAATAAGCTGAGATACGCTTTTTATAAAAAGCAAGATTATGAGCCGTTTGCTGTACCATTTGGGTTTGCGGTGCTTGATGATATCAACTTCAAAATGGAGATGAAGAAGATCGATCAAGCGATTTGCAGAACAGTTGAAAACGTAGTTCTGATGATCACCATGGGGGCAACCCCTGATAAAGGAGGTATTAATCCCCGTAATATGACAGCCATGCAAAACCTTTTTACTAATCAGAGTGTGGGGCGCGTCTTGGTTAGCGACTATACTACTAAAGCTGAGTTTATTATTCCAGATTTGGAAAAGGTTATTGGGCCATCTAAGTATGACGTTGTAAATAGGGATATTAAAGAAGGGCTGCAAAATGTAATTTTAGCAGAAGAGAAATTTGCCAATGCGACCATCAAGGCACAGCTATTCCTTCAAAGACTTAAGGAATCTAGAGAGGCTTTTCTTCACGAATTCCTACAACCTGAAATAAACCAGATATGTAAAAACTTTGGATTTAGAGGTTCCCCACGTGCTCGTTTTCAGGATATCGATATGAAGGATGAAAATCAGGTTCAGCGCGTTATTACGCGTATGATGGAGCTTGGTATTCTACCTCCAGAAGAAGGAATGAAGGTCATTGATACGGGGGTTTTCCCTTCTGAGCGCGAATTAGAAAAAGCACAAGAGAAGTTTTTGGATGATAGAAAAAAGGGTTGGTATAATCCTTTGGTAGGAGGAGTGCCTGTTTTCGAAGAGTCTGAAGAGATGGAGCTTGAAGAGATTAAGCATCCTGAAAGCATGAGAATACTAGATGAACAAAAGAATAAAACCCCCAAGTCTCCGGGAAGACCTGCTGGGTCCAAAACTCAAGGGCGTAAAGTTACCTATGCTGTCGATTCCATCAAAGAAGTGATTGATGCCACTAATAAGTTTTACAGTGATATTAGCGTAGAGGCCAAAAAAGTATTTAAGAAGAAACGTTTAAGTTCGGACCAAAAACAGGTTTTAGAAAAAGTATGCGAACTTGTTGTGTCCGCATGCGAGCAGGCTAATTGGAAGAAAACAGCCATTAGTTGCTTAAAAGATAACAAAAAGCTTTTAGGTTTGAAGACACTAAGCCCTGTCTCGGACATTAGCGTGGAGCACTCTTTAGATGAATATTCTTCTGCTATTTTATATCACAGCATAAAGAATTCACCAAAAGATTAAAAAAGTGTAACTTAAGCAGTATGAGTGTCCCTTATAAATTCAAAACACAGTTTGATTTTGAAGTTTTTGCTACAGACGATCTAGAAAACGAGCTGAGCATTAGCGTTGCTTCTTTGGACAATTTAAAGCCTTTAATACCAAAAGGGATAGATCTGGATCGTAATATTGATTTGGTGGGAGCCGCTTTTAATGCCGCTATAGTTAATCGTTTTAATAGGAATGGTGATGGAATTAGCTCGGCTACAGCAAAAGAGCTTTTAGATTATTTTGTTCATAAGCCCACCAATATAGAACATAAAAAACAAAAAGTGGTGGGACATATCGTAAATGCGGCGTTTACAGATATGGAGAACGAGAAGATACTCAATACTGCAAAATTGGAAAACAAAGAAGATCCTTTTTATATTTCTCTTGCAGCTGTTATCTATAAAACTGTTAATCCGGAATTTGCTGAACTTCTATTAAAAGCAAGTGATCCTGAAGATTTTGATTATAATAAAATTTCTGCAAGTTGGGAGTTAGGATTTAATGAATACAATATTGCAGTAGGATCCCAAAACCTTAACGAAGCAGAGATAATTAGCGATCCTGAAAAAATAAAAGAATTTGAAAAATATCTTCGAGCAAATGATGGAAGCGGTACGCTTGATGATGGTACTCCAGTTTATCGTTTGGTAGCTGGAGAGGTGTTTCCATTGGGAATTGGGTTTACAACAAAGCCTGCGGCAGACGTAAAAGGGGTTACTACTCATGAAAATCACGACCTTCAAATAGAAGAAGAGGAGGATACAGACAGCGAAGCATCAATGCCCACACTAGAAAAAATTCAAAAAAATATTTTAAAAATTTCCCAAAACGCCGAAATTAATGTAAAAAATGATAACAGTTTTAAAACTATGGACACAAAAGAATTAACTGCAGAGTTCGAAAAGATGCTCGATTCTAAGTTAGGTAAAAAGTCCGAGTTTTCGCAAGAGTCTGTAGCCAGCATGGCAACCGTAATTATGGATAGAATCCGTGAGAAGGATGCCGAGTGGAAGCTACAGCAAGAAGCAGCCGAAACAGAGAAGGCTGATGCGATTACTCGCGCTGAAGAAGCCAAAGCTAATATCGAGAGCTTTAAGACGCAGCTCGAAGAGGCTCAAGAGAAGATTACTTCTCTTGAGAGTACCATCTCTACTGCGAAAGCAGAAGAGTTGTTCAACAGCAGAATGGAAAACATCGATTCCCAGTACGACTTGGAAGACAGCGATCGCGCTGTATTAGCCAAGGAAGTCGCTGCGCTTGAGTCTTCTGAAGCTGCTTTTGAATCATACCAGCAAAAACTTGGGGTTATACTCAAGCATAAAGGCAAAGCTTATAAAGAGGAGCAGGAAGCTGCTTTTCAGTCGAAGGTAGAGCAGGAGCTTCAAAAGCGCTTGGCTACCCTTGATCAGTCTAAAGCTTCTGCCTCAGAAGAAGCTACGGTTGAAGATCTCGTCGAAAACGTTGAAGTTTCCGAGGAGCCTGCAATTGTAAACAATAACGAAGCGTCCTCGCAAGAGGAGTCTCTTCGGGATAAGTTTATGAAAGCTTTTAATCCTGACACAGTTTCAGTAACATACTAAAATATTATGGCATTAAGACTATATCCATTCAGGCAATACAGTGATCACGATGTGGTTAACCTATTTGCCAATCAGATAGTTGATGATAGTCCATCAACTAATGGCGACGGTAGTGCCGGTGTGCTCGTGAAGGTGCTGAGTGGTAACCTGAAGAAAGACGTGGTTGAATTCGCATCTTCTTCGAGTTATCTTGGTAAAACCGACTACCCATTCTTGGGTGCCGATAAATACCCTCAAGTTCCCCTCCGGTGCATCGCTGCAACAACCGGCGCCCCAGTATTAGGCGTCACCCTTAATCAGACGATTAAGAACGACGAGAACGGTGAAAAACTCATCTATAACCCGATCAAAGCAGACGAGCTTCAGGCCGTTCTGAGTGGTCAGGCAGTTCCGGTGGCCACAAGAGGTTTATTTACCTTTTCAGCTGATGCGTATACAGAAAGCGCTACATTCATTCCGGGTGCTTTGGCTGTTGTTAGTACAACAGCAGGTACCATGGATGGCATTAGTGCTGATCTGTTGAACTTGCATCGTATAGTTGGGCATATTGTTGCCACGGGCAACAGAACCTCTCAAAACGGGCAATCCGACGAGTTTGCAGGTACAGGTACTCAACAGTACGCGATGGTTCACATTGATGCTTCTGCATCATGGGGCGTATCAGACAATGGCTAATAGCTAAGTAAAGGAATTATAATATAATGAAAATTACATTAAAAAGAACCCCAGAACAACTCGAGCTCATTAAGGCTATGGCCTCTAAGAATCGAGACACTGCTTACAGTGCACAGGTTGCCTTAGCTGAGTTTATTGGCCCCGTTGTTTCGGAAGTTATTAATAACGCTCCGACAATCAGCAATCTATTCACCCCGCTTCAGTATAACGCTGACGACAACCCTTCACTCCCATTGGATTTGTATTACAACATCTTCGATGAGGATTATATTCAGGTTTGGAGTCAGTCAGTCGCCGGTGGTCTTCCGACCAACATGGTGCAACCCACTGCTTCGGAGCTTAAGTTCACAACCTACACCTTGGATAGTGCGGTTGCTTTCGATAGAAAGTACGCCTCTCGTTCGCGGTTGGATGTGATTGGTAAAACCTTCACTCGTGTAGCACAGGAAGTGTTGCTGAAACAGGAGAGGACTTCCTCCAACCTGTTGATGACAGCGCTTGCTGAGGCTAAGAACGGTAAGAGCCAAGAGGTTGGAGATAACATGAATGTTTTCCGTACGAATACGGCAGATGTTCTTGTATTGGATGACATTAACAGGCTCATTACCAAAGCCAAGAGAGTTAACGCTTCTTGGTCGGGTGGTACTCCTACAGGAGCACGGCATGGAATCACTGATCTTATCGTTTCTCCGGAAGTGGTAGAGCAGATTCGTGCTATGGCTTATAACCCAATGAATACCTTAGCGGCGAATGGAATCACGCCTACGGCGGCGACCACCGCTATTCCGGCAACGGATGCAATTCGTAACGAGGTCTGGAAATCCAGTGGTATTACCGAATTCTTCGGTATTAACATAATGGAAGTCCTTGAGCTTGGCAACGGCAAACGTTATAATGATGTATTTGGTACTGTTGCGGCAGGCCAAACTTACAACAAGAATAAGGGTGGCGATTCGAGTGCCTTCTCGGCCGGTAGTGACCAGATCTTAGTTGGTTTGGATCGTAGTCGTGATGCGCTGGTGCGTGCCATTGCTGTGGATTCAGACACTGGTTCTGAGTTCAACTTGGTGGCGGACGATCAGTTCTCCATTAGGCAGCAACGAATCGGTTACTACGGTGCCCTCGAAGAGGGTCGTATGGTTCTCGACAACCGCGCTTTGGTTGGCTTGATTTTGTAATAATTGAGCGTTTCCTAAGAAATTCAGCTCCACCCCATTTGGGGTGGAGTTTTTTTTTGAAAAAATCCTGTGTATACTATTATTGTATATGGCAACAAAGAAAAAAAGCACTAAAAAACGGGCTACCAAGAAAGCTGCGCCAGCTAAAAGGGCAAAAGCATCCACTAAGAAGCCTCGCGCTAAGCTCAGTGATCTGAAGTATTCAAGCGGCAAAATAGATGATGATACTCTCTCTAAAATTCAGGAACTGGAGGAGGTTTTGGGCGTACATGAGGTAAACCATTTTGGAACGAATGACCCCAATATCTTTGAGAATCAACTTAAAGAAATGACTCTTGCAGACCTTCAAAACCTTTGTGGCAAGGTCAGGTTGTTTGCTAGCGGCAATACGCGAGAACTCAAAGAAAAGCTACGCAAGGAGTTTAGGCGTGTATCTCAAGGGCAGCGAACCATTAGTATGCGTCAAGGAACCTCTGTTTGCGACCCAAAGCACCCTAATCACGAACAAGCCAAAAAGATTCTAGGTCAAGGGTTTTAAGTGTAAACTACTTTACCATGGCTTGGAATTCAGACAAAAAGCAAACCCCTTATTTTGTTAGCACAGTTGCTACCGGCATTTATCGGGATGAGTTTGATAGTGATACAGAGTATCAGTCTATCTCTCAGATTTCTGGGTGGCTGGAGAATAATGTAGGGTTGCTTAATACTCAGC